AAATGTGTGCCGTCCCATGCCAAACCTATTGGGGCACCCGATGGGCTTGCAAATTGACTGATGATAGTACCTGAAGTATCTAGTTTGTATATTTGGTCCGTGCCGCTATCCGCATTCCATAAATGTGTTCCATCCCATGCCAAACCTCTTGGAGTAGTTGATGGACTTGCAAATTGACTAATGATGGTTCCTGAAGTATCTAATTTATATATTTGGTTCGTGTCGCTATCCGCATTCCAAAAATGTGTGCCGTCCCATGCCAAACCTGTTGGAGTAGTTGATGGACTTGCAAATTGACTGATGATAGTACCCACTTCTAGCTCAGCATCGAATGTTACTTCATCAGCAGATACGCTCTGATACGCTAATAATGTAGTGCTGTTTGGTGCACGTCTAGCATGTACTACAGGTGATGCTGAAAACCTTCCTGAAGGAAATGTTACTGTAAAAGTACTTGGCAATGTTAAAGGAGAACCATAATTAATTGACCCACCTTCAGAAGCATATGCTATAAGAATGTCGCTTGCATGTTTCCCATCCACCGTATCCGCATCCAACTCGCTCCCTGCGCCGTCGTTGCCGGCATGCCAGACGGTGTTGCCATTAATAGTCATCCCGTTTTTAGTTAGACGGGCAATTTCCACCGTAAGATTTTGAGCATCATTTGCAGCCCCATTGTTCCCAACATGAAAGGCTAAAAATTCTTTCCCCCAAGTACCGCCGTTGAATCCTGCCACTATGTCTGCTGTCCTTCGTACACTTGTGTCAGTGCTATTTTCAAATGTTGAATATAACGAAATAGTTCCTCGCTGACCATTAGCACCACCTGTTGGCTTTGCTGAAATTTGTCCGCCTCCAGTACTTAGCCCATCTCCTTGTATAACTGCAAGTATCCCCGTCATCGTGTCCCCGGCTTTATTGACCGCTCCAATCTGGGATGGAGTTACATTATGAGGGTTATTAGTATTTCCTATATGAGCTATCAAATCAGTTTGATTAGCACTTTCTGTGAAAGTAACACCATCTAATGAACGTGCTAATCTACCGTTTTGCTCAGCTAAATGCAAACCATCCACTAAATCAGCATTTAGATTAGTTTGTAATATTCCATCTGCACGAACACTTTGGTTAATTACTTCAGGTGTATTTTCAAACCATTTAAAATAATAAACATCACCACTTACAGCACCAGTATTTAATGTTATAGTAGTTGAACTGCTCTCTGTATAATCACTTTCATCTAGTAACTCATATTTACCGTTAGTATTTTTATGGTATACAAACATTGCGTTAGTTCCAACTTCATATTGCCCAACATCAGATAAATCAAATACTGTTTGTCCATCAGTTGCAACAATTTCCTTATCACGAATAATAGCACCTTGACCGCTTATATCTGTCCAACCGCTTGATTTATAAATGTATAACTTATCTTTATCAGTACGATAAAATGTTTGACCAATAACAGGGCTTGGGGGAAATACGGTACCCTGATGTGCTACTAAATTCAATGCTTGATATTGTGCAAAATCTTGATTACCAGTTAACGCTCGTGTACCATCAGTTCTTAAATATTGTAGGTGGTCATCATCTGCTAATCCTTTTAATGTACCATGGTCAGATATACCACTACCACTTGCACCTATGATTTTCCATGATGAGGTCCCTGCATCCCATGTGTAAACAGTATCAACATCAAGTACAATTCTCAAATCTCCATCAGTATTGCCAGTAGTAGGTAAATCTGCTTCAGTAGCAACAGGGGCTTTCCATTTAGCGTCTGCCATAGGAGGAACATTGGTTAGATTATCCCAGTGCACTTGTGCCTGTCCTGACGTTTGCATTTCAGTTTTTGAATACGCACCAACTTGTGAAGCAGTAACACTGTGAGGATTAGCTGTATCTGCTTTATGTGTTGCTAAAGCATCAGCATTTCCTTTAATAGTTTCTGTAGTTCTACCTGTACCAGCTAAATCATCCTTAATCGCATCTATTTCTGCTTCTGTGTAATATCTATTATCAAGTTGTCCACTATCTAATTCTGTTTTTGTGTAAAGTTCTGTTCTCGTATAAATTTCTGTTTTATCAGCTTTATTAGTTTGTAAATCAGCAATGTCAGTATCATTAGAAGTTATTTGAGTTTGCAAATTACTGTCCTGGGTATCTACATAAGTCTTATCTGCTTTTGTAGATTGTAAGTTAGTTATATCTGTATCATTTGAAGTAATTCTGCTGTCTAAATTCGAAATAGTATCAGCAGGAGTATCATACCAATTAGTAACCGCTCCTTTTAGTTCTTTTAATGTTTTTACTATCCAAGATAACAACTGTGTCAAAGTTCCAGTGTTAGCTGTAGCATCTACAATAGCTTGGTCTACTGTCCTATTACCTATAACCCTATCACTTGCTGCTCCATCAGCAAGATTGCTTTCAGCTACTCCTTTTGCCTTAATATTTTCTGATTCAATACCACCTGGAGTAGCATCTTCATAAGTAGCATTAGGGTCTAGAGCAGCAAAAAGGTTATCGAGGTCCTTTTCAATCCTATCCGGACCGGCATTACCTGTTGATTTTTGTCCTACATCTGCACTAAACTGCCTTGTTGGTTTACCCATCAACTTTCACCCCCCTGGGTTGCATTACATCAAACTCAAAAGCAATACCATAAAGAGTTGCTGTTTCATTCATCCTGTTATTTCTAAATTGACACTGAACTCTTTTTCCTTTTAATCCGCTCAATCTTATTTCTTTTTCTATCAAATCATCCCAACCCCATACATTCCCCCAGGATTCTCCCCAGGTAAATGATTCATCCAAACTTATGTTTTGATATTCTTTTGAGGTATAGTCAGCTATAACAGTCATATCTATACTGCTAATTTCTGCATTATACTGAGCAGCAGCTAAAAGTGCTCTTCTAAGTTTCTTTCGGTGAACAGGTAAGGACAAATCCCAACCTTTGGAATGCACGTTCATATCTATAGCTTTATATGTGTGGTTTTCAACATCCCAATCGTTTAAGCCAGTATGCATTTTTAGAATATAATTATTTGAAGCAATTAAAATATCTCCATTGGCTCTCTGGCAAAAATCATTAACTTGCAACCCTGTAAATACAGTAAATGCTTGTAAGTTCCAATCAAGTACCAAAATCTTATTATTCCTAGTGCTTAAATCATCATCACCATAAGCAAGCATGTAAAGTTCATTTTTCCTATCAAATACAGCACACGTATTTTCTTTGTTTACAATAGAGTTGATAATTTTTGTTACTTTGTTTTTTGTTCTATTAACTACTAATTGGTCTCCGGTTAAGATAACAATATTGTAATTTATAAGACTTGGACTTATTGAGTATATCCCACCGTCGCCAAGAAATGTAAGGCTATTAGGGGTAAGTTCCATGGTGTCATGCGATAAGGTTCCTTGACTTACCGGGAGTTTTTCCCATTCTGCATCAGTCGCTGGGTCTATTCCTTTCCATGCCCATTTACTATTCTGATAGCTTACTATTGTTGCATTTGAATATACTTTTAATCCTTTTATCGGTCCATCAGCAGTAGTGGGATATAACTTGGAAACTTCCTTAAAATAGGTTGGGTCATTGGGTTCAGAATAGTAAAGAGCAGCTTTATCCTGGCTATCTCCAGCAGCAAATATGCGGTAGTTTTTAGGATTATAGAGAAAGTATTTACATCTCTTTATAGGTGTAAGGTCGTTATCTGTTGCAGCATTAGGAGTTACGGCTGAAACAGTGGTACCATCATAAACGTAATATTCATTCTGGTCGCAGAAATAAAGTTTGTCTTGCAAAAAGAAATAACCTACTTTGCTATTTGCTAATACTTGCAATGATGTGCTGGTGCCATCTTCGGCTATTTTGCATAATGTAGTACCAATTATTGCTAATAGCACTTTTGAACCATCGTTCCGAGGCCATTCAATAATTTGCTCAACTTGTGCTGCATATGATATTGAATTGAAAGGTTCAGTCCCTAACCTTTGAGAAGCACTACCTCGTTCAGATAGTATAATGTTATCTGCTTTCATTAACTCATTATCTGCCAAGTTATTCGGTGCAGTATCAATATTAAGTCCTCCTGAAAAGTCGCCATATGCTATCATTGGTCTATTTCTTGGCATTAGTACCAACCCCTATGCATTCTTACCCTTCTTGGTGCTTTTGTTGTTTGCAATTTATTTAATCTTTCTATTGCTTTAGATTTATAAGCATAATACTCATTCATTTTTGCTTGAGCTGCCAGGTTTTCTTCCCAATCTTCAGCTTTGAATCTTGCTGCTACATATAAAGATATTGGATAGTGGAATACTTCGTGTATTTCTGGTGTATCTTCAATTTTACTAATAGGCTTTGGCAATCTATAATATCGAATAGTATAAGTACCTTTTTCAGGAAACATTATTTGAAAGTCTCTAATGTCAAAATCATCTCTATAAAAATCACCATATTTTCTACCATAATAAGGATAATCTAAACCATCTTTTTCTATTTCAAACAACTCAAGATAATCAGATGGCAGGTCATACCAGGTGTTTTTTTCTGCAGTAATTACAGTAGAGTCTATAACTTGTGCATCTTCAGCTAAGTCCATCAGCATACATTCATTTATATAAGCAATTGCTAATAGTTCATCTATTATTTCGCCTTCTGTATGCTTCTCGGCATGTCTTAAAATTTCTGTTCCTGTCATATTTTCACCGCCTTACAGTTCTTCCCAGGCAAACTTTTTAAAATGCGGTGCCATTTCTTCTGCTATTCCTCTTATGTCGTTTCTTCTTTGCCTTTCTTTACTTTTTTCTAACTTAGCATTAATTTCATCCATTTCTTTGAATATTGCTGTTCCTCTAGTCCTTACATTAAATTTCCTTACAAAATCTACGGTTCTTACATCAAGCTGTCTAAACGGCACGTTAAAACAGAATGTATTCCCTTTATTATCCAATGAATGAACTTCATATTTTTGTGTTTTTGCATTATATAAAACGAAAATATTATCATCATACTCTTTCAATCTTTCCGCAATGCCAAAAACATCTGATTTTATATGAAATAAATGTGGATTTTTACTAACAATATCTTGTATAGCTGTTTCTCTTACACATCTAAGCATTTTATCACCTCTACCCGTTAAGTTGCTGAATAAGACTCTCCAACTATTTGTTCATATTCTGCTTCAGTAATTTTGCCATACTTTATTGCTATTGCAACCTGCTCTTTTGTCCAATATCCATTGTCATAGTAATATTTAATTCTATCAAAATAGTTCATATTACTTACCTCCCATTTCTAATTCCATCAACCTAAAATCTAAATCAGCAACTATTTGGCCTAACACTTCTTTTTCCGCTTTTAACTGGTCTATTTCAACTTGTTTCTTTGCTACTTCTTCATTAATCGTGGAGTATTTAGAATTATTTATTGATTCAGCAACATATCCGGCACTATCTAGTTTTAATCCATTCATAGCGCTCAACTCCTTGCCAACCAGTTTATGGTCGCTGTACCACTGTTTGTTTTGCAGTAAATTTTGTTAACATTATCTGTCGGTATTGTTAATGCCACACCGGGCTTGAGGCATATAGATTGAGTAGTATCATTTCCAATATAAACATCTACCGTATTGTTAACATCTGCTTGAACTAAAACCTCTCTGCATGCTTGACTTCCACCAATGGCAGCAGCAATTGTTCCAACATCAGTTTTCTGCCCACAGTAAACAGTTGAACTCCCTGGTAGTTGAACATTGCCAGGATTACCACTTGTAAATATCTCTGCTCCACTACCATTTACTGGTTTAACGTGAGCTCCACCGTTATCATCAACACGCATTTCATTAACTGCGGTATTACCCGCATTTCTACCTACCGTTACAACATATTCAATGGTATGTTTGGCCTTATCAAAAAAAGAACCTAACCAATTTGGCATTTTCTTCCCTCCTTATATGAAGCAAGGGAGGGAGTCCCTCCCTATTTAATATCCAAATACAACAAGATGTAATGTGACAGAACTCAAATCAGTGCCATTTGCTACTTCTTGCGCTGCTCCCGCTGTATTTGCTGCAGTAGTAGCATTTTGAGTATAACTTGCATCTATGTTTTCTGTATGCGTGTGTGAGGCTGTAGGATAATAAGCTTTTATCTTGTTGTTTGCATGGTCATACTCAAACACGTAACCAGAAGCAGGGGAAGGTATTACACACTGCACAACTTCCATGCCTAACTTACTTTTATCAAAAGCTTCACCACCAGTAGCATAAGTACCCATATTTACTTCGCATACCGCAATGTACCCATTATTATTTTTGAACTTGTTTTTAACTGTTACCTGCATATTCTAAAACCCCCATTAAATAGGTAATAGGGGGCCTATGCCCCCTTCTTTTAGTGTTCTGTAATTCCTTTCAAAAGTACTTGTCCTTTTGGTTTGGAGCAGCCAATATCAGCATACTTACATAGGGTTGCTTCCCAGACAGGCTTATTGCTTACCCTTGTCAGGATTCCGCCATCTTCATCAAGCCATTCAAAATCGCTCATTTCATACATCTTCCAGTCTTTTAAGTCAAGGCAGAATAAACGTCCTGGTTTGATATACTTATCAGGCATTAAAGGAATGCCGTTGTAATCGAGTGCTCTAAAACCACCCTTTAACTCCATAGTCTTAACAATTTGCTTTTGAGCAGTTAAAAGGTTTTGATATGCTCTTCTTACACCAAAGGAACACATCATAAAATTAATATTGGAACCTGCATTCCTGTTAGCATCATCCATAGCCTGCTGGATTACAACTTCGGATATTTCACCATTTACATCAATAACAGTTGGGTTAAACCACTTATTAGTGGACCTGTCAATATTATAGATGGTGTTATCCTTGGTAAATACTGCTTCAAGACCTGTGATTTCTAGGTCTTTGTTTCCAGCAAGGTAAATAACATCATCTGCTGCAGCTCCAGTTGCACTAGAAACTACGATTTGATTATTTTCATGGTCAACCAGCAATACTTCAGCTTCAGAAGTATCTAATGTGTCACCGGTATAAATGTCAACAAGCATACCTTCAGCAAAATACAGAGTACCAGGTTCGCCTGGTGCATCTGCTTCAGTTTTCAGTGTAAGTGTAGTGCCACTGACAGCTTTTATAGTGGCAAGCTTTCCGGTCCCATCACCAAGTCCCTGCCTGCTAATATCCTGTTTAGCGTCAATCTCACAATCGGAAATTTCCTGCTCTAGCATATTAGCAAAGGCACCAACGCTGGACCTAGAAGCCTTTATAGTTTTGTCGGAGATTTGGAACCTTGCGAAAAGGTTCTTTGTTTCCCACTTGGCCTGCTTGGTTTTCCTGCTGTTAGGAGTAGGTAACGTACCATCATCTGACCTATTACCAATACCCCCTACTCTACCATAACGCAATGCCATTACAATATCTTTACCCACAACACTCTCACTGTCTCTGTCTAGTTGAGTAATAAATGGACTTGCCTCTTCATTAAGCTGATAGCGTAAGCCTGGAAGATAATAAGATTTCAATGCTTCCGCTACAGCAGCCATTGTCAAAGCACCCATTATTCATGACCTCCTTATGCTTACTTACCACCACCTGTTAAAAACCTGTTAAAGAAGTTTTTAGCAGCTTTGGTGGCATCTCTTGTGTTAGTAATATTTTCAGGTGGAGTAGCCGGAGGCTCCCCTCCTGTTTGACTACCTATGACTACAGGAATTTTATCCCTGTTTGTTTTGAGCTGTTGAATTACCTTCTGCTGTATTGTTTCATTTTGCAATAATTGATTTATAAAGCTTTCATCTTTCATCAATTCATCAGGTGAGACGTTATTATTTCCAACCTGGTTCTTTACAATCCGGTATGCAGCTTCATATGGGTTATCCATATTTATTGCAGCAGGGCCCATATCTTTTAATACTTGCTCAATTTGAGGTTCTAATTGAGCAAAATCTTCATATTTCTCCTTAGTTTGTGCATACATGGAATTGTATTTTGCTCTCACTTCATCCTGCTTGTGTTTTTGAACTACAGGTAGTACTTCTTCTTTGAGTGAACTAAGCTCTTTTGATAACTCCCCTTTGATGTCACTTAAAATAAATTTTTTTAATGTTTCTATCGGGTTATCGTAGAACTCATCAATAAACTTTTCGGGGGTCAGGTTAGAAGTAGTTGTTTCTTCTCCCTGGCCTTGTCCGTCATTTTCTTCTGTTCTACGGCCCTCTTGGCTTTGAGATTGAGCTATTTGCTGTTCAAGAGCTTCAAGTTTTTGGCTTAAGTCTCGAATTTCCTGACTTCTTCTACCATTCAAAGATTCAATGTTTAAATAACTTTTTGCCAATGCCTCAATATTTACAGAACCATCTTCATTTTTAAATTTGTCGGGAATTTGGCTTAAATATTCTTCCTGGCTTTCTCCCTGCCCCTGGCCTGTCTGGCCTTCTCTTTGTCCGGTTCCTTCTTGACTTCCCTCTCCGGTTTCAGCTGTTCCTTCTCCTTCGCCGGCTCCTTCCAATATTGAGAAGAGAGGATTTTCCAAGTTTTCTCTTGGGTCCCCGGCTGGTTCATTTCCACTAATATTTTGAACTCCAGGGTCCTGACATTCTCCTCCTTCTCCACCATTGGAGTTCTCGGCGAATCTCTGCAGGTCCATTTTTATGAATGTGCGTTCTTCTTTCGCTGGCCCTTCCGGGTTATCAGCAGCAAAATACATAAGATAAATACCTCCTAGTTTTTTGTAGCGGTCCATATGGATTATCGCTACTTTTTATTTTATTACTAGCAATAGAGTTACTATTGCTTTATTAGCTTGCACTTGGTTCTATTTCTTGATTTCTAGCTTGCATTGATGACATGATATATTGCAAGTGGATATTTATGTGATGCTGGAATATACTATCAATTACCGGGTTACGTCTGACTAATTCCTCATATTCAGTAGATAATCTAAACCTATTATGTTGAGCCACATGTAAAACGTGGTCATCATAGTTGACAACATTTTGTATGCTGCCCTTCTGCATTAAGCGGTTTTCTCTTTCAGCTTTATTTATATGAAGTTCATCATCATCATCTGCAGACTCCCAGTGACCTAGTTCTATCATTTCGAGAATCTTATGTCTTGTTTCTTTATCTATGCCACCGGTTTCAGGGTCGTTAAACAAGCCTGTCTTAAGAAGGTCAAATACCATTTGCCTTCTTTGTGCCGGACTTTCAACTATAGCACTAAATGGCTCTACAATAACATCATCTGATTTAATATCTGCTGCAGACCAATCCATTACTTCAACTAAGTTGTTCTTACCTACTGAACGTAAAGTTCTTTCAAATACTGCAAACTGTTTGTATAACCTGAGCCACTTCTTGCCACTCTGGACAAAGAAGTTTTCAATATTTCCTGCTGTGCTGCTAAGTCTTGTGTCATCCTGTTCTAGTGCTATGCTCAATGCTACACCGCTATTTACTCCCGGCGGTGCTTCACTCTGTCGTGAAATTTCACTTACTCCGGAAATCATACTGAATTCATTAAGAAGTGAAGCTTCTTCTTTATCAAACTGAGCAGGCAGGGACGGAGTTTCAACTGGATGTGGGTCTGCATATCCTCTTTTCTTAGTGAAAATCGCTCCCGGTGCTCCTGCTTCCTGCTCTAGATAATCAACATCTGTACTTTCTTCTTCAACAATCCACTGACCAATTGCTACTCTATTTAGGTATTCAGCTTTACGGTTACGCAAAGCGTTGTATCTTCTTTGAACTGGTATTAATCTCTCTACAACCGTTCTACCCCAGAAAACTCCGGGTCTAGTAATACAGTCTACCTTAGTAAAAGGTATATCAAGTTCATAGCCATCACCAGTTCTATATGGGAGTGGCCCAAAGTATAAAAGCTTACCTGAGCAAACTATTATAAGCCTACCTTGTGGGAAATTCCTGCTTGGTCTTTCCCAGTATTCCTTTACAATTGCATGGTCTTTTAACCTAGTATTTTGGAACCGGAAACCACCCTGACCATACCCAAGGCCACCAATCCCTAACATTGACCTTTGGAGCTGCATTGCTGAAACATCTTCAGGGTCAACTTCTATTCCCCAAATATCGAAAATATCATCTATGTGAAATGCCTTCGCATGAATTATCGATTTGCAATTAGAAATATCATCTCGATAAGAACTATCGGGAAAGATTTCCTGCGGAGGTACTACTGTTACGTCAATATCTCCTTCTCTTATTTCTTCTTCTCGAACCTGCTTTTTCTCATCAATAGCCTGGATTTTAGCTATTACCTCACCTTTGGCGTTATTCCAAATATGCTTCATAAAAGCAGTACCGCAAGCTTCCATCCAAGCATAAAGGATACCGGTTTTTATTCCTATCTCCTGTTCTTTTTGAACATTTTTAAGTAGCTGTGTACCAACTTTACTTGCTCGAACATCTTCCTGCTCATTAGTTCCGGGTAATACCTTTAATAAAGGTCTCATTCGGGAAAGTCTAGAAATACGGGTTTCAATAATGGGGGCTATCTGATTGAATACTTCTCTTTCCTGCCACCAGTACATTTGTGGCACTTCTTCTAGTGACATAGACGCAGCATTTATGTCAAGGTACTGATTTCCTTCAATGAAAGCTATATTCAGCTGCCATTGAATTTCATATGGTCTTCTATCTTGCTGTCTTCTTTTATATTCAGAGTCTACAAGACCTACCAGTCTTTCTTGAGTTAATCCTTCCGGTAACGAGTCAAAACCATGTTGCTCATCTTTTGCAAAAACTTCTTTGAGCGTTCCAAACAATCAGTTCACCCCCCTTACTTGCTAGTCCGTTCCTTCAAAGTTAATTCCTAGTTCATTGCTGCTCTTTTCTAAACCTTTGCTGACAAAATTTCTACCTCTTGGAGGCGGTTTTTCATTGCTTTGGACTGCGTATTCCTCTAAGTTGGCAGCCATAATTCGATTGTAGAGGTCTTTTCTTTCCCTATCGTGCTGGTATTCTCTCCAGCAAATAAAAACGAATAAAAGGACAGCAATTACAATCAAAGCAATAATCATTCTTTATCATCCTTGTGTACTCTCATATGAGCATTAAGAGCTTTTTTTGATTTGAAAGATTCATTGCATTCAGGACAAATAAAATCTTCTTCCTTGAATCCCAAAGATTCAACTACAGAAATAAGACAATCTTCGCATATTTTCATACATGTGCTTAAGGGTGCATCTCGCCTACCAATAAAGTAGTCTGCTCTCTTTCTGCAATTAAACATATCACAAGGTAGTGATTTATGAGGGTTATCAAAAACTTGTGCTTTATTTTTAGGCAGTTCTTTGAACTCCAAAGTTTTAACCTCCTATCAAACAGGAAAGGGAAGTTATCGGCAATACACGGCCCAGGTAGTAACCCAAGCCTCAGTCCGACAACTTCCCTATGGTTTTCCATTCGGGATATATTCAAGTATATACTATTTCACTTGTATTATATAACATTAGAATACTTATTCTTTTCATCATCCGAATAAAAATTAAAAATTATTAAATATTATTCGGTTAATCAGTTAGCTTTACATCCTGTACCGTAGCATGAACCATTACCGGTACCCCATTTTTAACTTCAACTAGACATTTTCCCCACTTCAGTTTTCTTAAAAACTCAATCAGTCTCTTTTCTTCTTTAGTAAGGTCCATAACTCTCCCCCTTAGTGCATTAAGACTTATTTAGCCATTTTATACCCCATTACCGTGCTTTATGGTATTACACCCATACAACCTTTCAGGCTTTTCTTCCTCCCTGTACGCATCTGCAATCAGAGAGTTAAATTGGCATGCTTTTTTGCAACCTTCACATCCTTTCGGACGGGATAACTTTGCGACTTTAATCTTCACTAATAATTACTCCTTTCCCCAGATATTTCTATATCGAAATGCAGGAACTTTTGCCTCATAAAGCATTTCTAAAGCCATATCGTCAGGATAACCTTCTTTAAAATAAACCGCAGTTATGCCGGCATTAATAATCATCTTGGCACATACACTGCAGGGCGAATTAGTTAGGAACAATGCGCTGCCTTTTGTACTCACTCCATGCCTAGCAGCCTGAATAATACAGTTTTGTTCCGCATGAACTCCCCGGCAGAGTTCGTGTCGTTCACCAGAAGGAATGCCTTTTTTCTCCCGGATACACTTCTTACAGTGTTCGATACCGGAAGGAGCACCGTTGTATCCTGTTGCTATGATATGGTTGTCCTTCACCAGTACGGCCCCTACCTTTCTTCTCAGGCAAGTGGACCTTTGCTTTGCAAGTTCTGCCATCTGCATGAAATATTCCGGCCAGGCAGGTCGTTCCTTCAACTCAAGCATTAGCTTCTACCCCTTTATTCAAATAATCCGCAACTTCTTCCAAGCTCCAGGCTACTTTAGCACCATTATTTCTTACAACTTCGGCTATCTTTACCAGTGATTTACATTGGCTGTGGTCAAATATATCGTCATCACTTTCAATTAATACACAAAAAACCGTCTTTTCAGGTCTCTTATTACTGTCATCTACCACCTCAGCAATGGAATAACCCCCCTTCATCTGTGGAGTAATCACATATAGGCAGTAATCGCATTCTTCTTTCTGCCTTTCTTCTTCTGCCTGGGCCTCTTCATTCCAGTCATCTACAACAGGATTGAAGTAATCTATTTTAAGCATAGGGATTAGATTCTCCCGCCACTGACTGCCGTTACAGGTTCCGCCGAGAAAGACTTTTGGTCGTTTCCCCATTATGGGTTTTCCTCCCTTACGTATAATCAACAAGCAAATTATTTATTTCATTCCGCAAAAACTCAAGTTCTTCCAACCTTTGATAAAATTCATCACTACTCAAATTCTTTTTTAATTCTATTATCCTATTGTCAAATATACGATTTATTTCAATTGCAGCATCAGCAAATGCAAGACCGTCCAACAAAGCCGGTTCCCCTCCTCACGCTTTCGTAATGTAAGTATCCTGTCCTTTTTGCACCCGGTAAATTGAATTGTTGTAAGGACACATAACTATGACACTACCGCCAAATATCAACTTCAAGATATCGCTAAACTTCAAACGTAATTTTAGGTTCACGGGTTTTCCTCCTCTTACTTACGTTTACGTTTGAGACTTTTCGTATATCCACGTCCACGCTTTATAGTTGCCTTCCTCATTTCATAACGCCTTTGTTTTCTGCCAGCGTTTTTCTTGATTTTTAGTTCCCCCTCTCTGTAGGTATTTTCTTTTTCCTGGGGAAAATATCTACATTTACATCTTCACAGCTAGTAAATCTTGGACAGTCATCAGTACACATCTGAGAGCAACATCTTATAACTCCATTTTCAACCCATGCTTTAATTAATATATTCTTCAGTTCTACTGGCTTCACAGGGTCCCCCCTCACGCTATCGTTTTTCCGAACAGTTTAACTTCAATCCATGCCCTTGTTTTTGGATGTAGTATCATCTTGTCTTTATTCTGCTTGTACCATTTTCGGGTATTTGGCTGTCCTTGAGCCTTCCCGGCTCCTACCCAGTCAGCAAGCATTTCCTTTACATACTTCTCCGGCATAGGATATATATTGTAATCACCATCTAATCGAGGTACTACCCAGTACTGCCAATGATGCTTATTTTTTCTCTGATGATGCAGCCAGGCAATTTCAAACTCCTTTTTCCCTACATATTTTGGGTCCAGGTGAAAATTGTGAGCATAAGGGAAAAACTCACTAGGCAGGAACTTGGAGAGATCATGTGTAATGCCTCTCCAGGGGATTCCCAGCCTACAGCATTCAATAAAAACAAACCATTTGTGCTTCAAAACGTACAATAAATACTTCATATAAGCTCTGATGTATTTTTTCATTTTTGGTTCGTCCTTTCATCGTTCAGATGTCTTTAAAATACCTCCAGCAACTTCCCTGGTAACTTTCCTTTTCGCACTTGTTCTTTAATGAATTCTTCTACTGTCGGCATTGCTATTGCAAAGTTCAATCCTTCTACTGCTACACTTACCAGCTTCATAGAAGGTACTCCTATCATTTCGCCACGAAGGTTTACCAAGCAGCCACCTGAGTTACCTGGGTTTATCTCTGCTTCAGTCTGAATATACCAGTTCTCACTCATTCTCCTGTATGCTGATACTACTCCTTCAGCAACCGAACGAATAAGGCCAAGTGGACTGCCAATAGCCAGCACTTTTTCACTTTGCACAGGGGTGTAACTGCTAATTTTTATTGCCGGGTAGTCATTTCTTTCTTCTCCCATCTGCGGTTTTACAATAGCCAGGTCCTTCTCAATGTCGTAGGCAAGAACCGGACCCATAGCATATGTAGTGCCAGCAATTACCTTTTCCGGACTGCGTATTCCTACCATATTTGGCACTTTCACATCAGTTATGTTTCCCTCTTCATCTCTTTCTACCTTTGTAACAACATGAGCATTGGTAAGTATGAATCCTTCTGGATGAATGAATGTACCAGAGCCAAGGCTGCCTGCAAGGTTGTTTTCTATCTGTACTACAGAGGGGAGGACACTTTCAATAACCTCAACAAAGTCCTCATTCGTTGCTTTGTACAGTCTAACTGCCACCGCTGCAAGTTCTGCCCTAGTGAGAGTCTTTTCTGGCTCAAACTTATCTTTCCCGGTACCCATCATAAGCCCTAGCTTTGCTGCTTCCTCTACATCCTTTGCATACCACTTGTTTTTATCTACATCTTTAAACATCTTAAACCTCCTATTTTTCGATTAATTTGAGAATAACATAGCCGATAATTAATAATGCAAGCTTAACAATAGTGGCTATCCCAGTATTTTACACTCTCCTAACTCATCACGAAGTGCATCGGCAAGGTATTCCAATTCTTTTGCACATTGAGTGAATTTACCATCTATTTCATCAAGTAATTCGTACAATGTCATCGGTTTCTTTTCACTTAATTGCTTAGCTTCGTTTTCACAACCCCCGGCAGGAGTAGTAACTACTACTCTCACAGCACTATCTACAGCAGAAACACATTTCTCCATCATTTCTGCTCTTTCATATAACCTCATCACAATAGTTCCCAAGTTTGGCCTCTGATTGCAAGCTTCCATTCCAGTATCCATAGGAATAAGTAACCTTGATTTTAACTCTTCTCCGTTCACGTTTTCACTCTCCCTTTCTTTTAAAAAATTTGCTTTATCATCACATCACTTCCCGTTCCAGTTTCATTCCTTCAATATGAGCCGTAACCTTCTTACACCTGTAGCACCATAAGTGCTTTACATGCCCCCTTTTCCTGAGTTGGTACCTCTTCCTGGGAATGGGGAAAGTGCTTCCACACTCTTCACAAATTAGGTATGAAATAACCATTTTGCTCCTGCTTCCAAGTTGGCAGAGCATTGTATCACTACCTTCATTTTCTTTGTCGTGCTATCTCTCTCATTTTTTCTATTTCTTCTAAGACACGTTTTTTATCAGCTACTTCATCTTGTCTTCGGTAGCCCTCGTACTTCTCCAGTTGGTCCATTGCGTCTTTTTCTGCCCACTTCTCGCCTATTTCCTTATCAAAGTCCTCTGGGTTCACGCAGGCAGAAGTGCCAACAATCTCGAATCCGTTTTTCAAAGTAATAAAGCATACTGTAGTTTTACATCCTAACCTTACAAATTCTTTACTTGCAATCAGGTCTTCCAGGTTTTTCACTGGGTTCGCTCCTTTCATCTCTTTCTCTTTTCATGCGTCTAGTTCTTCTTGAGTTTCGATAATATATTCTTTGGGTTTTTGAACCTCTCCCACTTATAGAAGTGGGAGATTCTCGCTTCATCGGCCTCGTAACCTACTACCTCCACGAGCCTCACTTTCGGACGGTTCCCGCCCTAGTGTATTTTTATATAGCTTAATCCTAGTTCTTTTAATCCTTGTTTAAGTATATTGTTTGCAGCATTAATATCTC